TGATGAGATTGAAATCTCAAAGGAACTAAAGAATGTCCGCCTCGACTACACACTTACTTGTTATGATCCTGACGTATCTGGTCGTTCTTGCGGTGTCTGTCCTAGTTGTTCTGAACGAATCCAAAATTTCATCAAAGCTAACGTCCGTGATCCCATTTCTTATGTTCATGGCGTTGATTGGGATAGGTTTGTTCGCTAATGTGTAGCATCATAGGAAGTCATAGCAAAGAGACTATACATATGCTTATTGCGCTCAATGCATATCGTGGACAACACTCATGGTCAATCTCATACTATGATCTTCTTTGGAACTGCATGAAGTCGGTTTCTCGTGGCATGGGTGAGATCCCAAAGGACCTTATCAATATCGGATTGAATGAGTATTGTATTGTTCATATGCAAGCACCCACAACAGACAATAAAGATATGAATACTGTCCATCCTGCACAGATTGGTAACACATATCTCTGGCACAACGGAATCATCAAAGCAGATTGGGTAAACAAAAGAAAAGATATAAGCAGTTGGGATACACAACTCATACTTAATCAATATGTTTCAACAAAAGATCTCAATGATATCGATGGAACATTTGCTTGTCTGTTATGTGATGAAGACAAACTTTATTTATTCCGCAATGAGATCTCGCCTCTTTTCATTGATAAATACAGTAACATATCTTCAACTAGATTTGAAGGTGCTATTCTCATCAAACCAAATATTATATGGGAATTTCTTTCAACAGGAACAGGTGAGTTGAAAGAAACTAATATGAAGTTTAATACTGTAGAAAATCCCTATTATGGATTGGATTTATAATGAGTGATATTAGTAATGATGACCTATCAAAATTGTATGAGGGTTATTTAGAATATACAGGCAATCAAGCAGAAATGTATCCAGCAGCAGCAATTGCAAGTGTCATGCTCACACAAGCGCTTGGACTCTATCGAGCAATTATGAGCGAAGATGATTTTAATATTTTGCTAGATAAAATAGGTGATGATAGAATTCCTACTCCCACTCTAATCTCTAAAAAACATACTTTACAATAAAAGGACTATATTATGGAAATTCAGATTGATATTGCTAAACTACAAAAGAAGAAACTATTCGTTGCTACTCCCATGTATGGTGGACAATGTAATGGCATGTATACTCGGTCAATGTGTGACTTGACTGCTATGTGCTTAAAGTATGGAATTGAGATGCGTTCTTATTTCTTGTTCAATGAGTCATTGATTACTCGTGCTCGTAACTATTGTGTTGATGAATTTTTGCGTTCTGGTTACACTCATCTATTATTCATTGACTCAGACATCGGATTCAATCCTCAGGATGTTCTTGCAATGCTTGCATTACAAGAAGATGAATCTCCTTATGATGTTATCGGCGGAGCATATCCAAAGAAATGTATCACCTGGGAAAAGATTGTTCAGGCAGTCAACAAAGGTGTTGCAGATGAGAATCCAAACATCCTTGAAGAATTCGTAGGTGACTTCGTATTCAATCCTGTTATGGGTGAAGGTGAAGCATCAAAGTCAATTCGTCTTGATGAACCAGCAGAAGTGCTTGAATTGGGCACAGGATTTATGATGATCCGCCGCAACACCTTTGAGGAATATCTCAAGGCATATCCAAAGATCATGTATCGCCCAGATCATGTTCGCACAGATGCATTTGATGGTTCTCGTAAGATTGGCATGTATTTCCAAGCAGACATCGATCCAGAATCAGAGCGTTATTTGTCTGAGGATTATTGGTTCTGTCAGTATGCTCGTAAGGCAAGCATGAAGATCTGGATGTGTCCATGGATGCATTTGCAACATGCAGGATTCTATACCTTTGGTGGTAAGTTGGCAGCTCTCGCATCCATTGGTGCATCTGCAACTGCTGATCCTTCTAAGTTAGGTAAAGAAAAGAAAAACTAATTTTTTGTGAAAAGGAATAATATATTATGAAATTGAGTGCAAATACCGTAGATATTCTGAAAAACTATGCGACAATCAATCCTTCTATTCTTATCCGTGAAGGAAGCATCCTTTCTACATGTTCACCACAAAAATCTATTTTTGCTCGTGCAACTATTGCAGAGAATTTTCCGCAACAGTTTGCAATCTATGAACTGAATAAATTCTTGGGTGTAGTGTCATTGTTCAATGAACCTGAGTTAAAGTTTTCTGATAAGAAGATTACAATCAACTCAGACAATCAGCAATTAAGTTACACATGTGCTGATCCATCAATGATTATTTCTCCTCCTGAAAAAGAATTAAATTTCCCATCGGCAGAAATTGAATTCGAAGTCAAGCAAGAAGATCTACAGAAAGTTATTCGTGCAGGAAGCGTCTTGCAGTTGCCAGAGATTTCTATCATTGGAAAGAACGGCAAGATTTCTATTGCTGCTACAAACGTTAAAGATATTACTTCTGATCAATATAGTGTTGATGTTACTACTAGTACTGATCTTACCTTCAACATGATTTTCAAAGCAGACAACATTATTAAGTTGATTTCTTCTAATTATAATGTTAAAATATCTAGTAAATTGATATCAAAGTTCACTTCAGCATCTGGTGTGAATGTTTACTATATTGCTACGGAAAAAGATTCGAAGTTTGGAGAATAACAATGCGTGAGGAATTCTTATGGTCACAAAAGTATCGTCCACAAAAGGTTGCGGATACAATTCTACCTGCTAATTTGAAAGCAGCATTTCAAAGTTATATTGACCAGAAAGATGTTCCTAATCTCATTCTTGCAGGCTCAGCGGGTGTTGGTAAAACAACAGTCGCTCGAGCAATGCTTGAGGAATTAGGTTCTGACTATATTGTTCTCAATGGATCGCTTAATGTTGCAATTGAGACATTGAGAACAGACATCACTTCATTTGCAACATCTGTTTCATTTGCAGGTGGTCGAAAGTATGTTATCATTGATGAGGCAGACTATCTTGACTGGCGAGTGCAACCAGCACTTCGTAACTTTATGGAAGAATTTTCTTCTAACTGTGGATTCATCCTCACATGCAATCTCAAGAACAAGATTATCGAACCAATCCATTCAAGATGTGTTCCTGTCGAGTTCAAGATTACAAAGTCAGAGCAACCTAAACTTGCAGCTCAATTCTTCAAGCGTGTTATAAATATTCTTGATACCGAAGGAGTCACATATGATAAAACTGTTGTTGGCACTCTTGTTTCTAAGTACATGCCTGATTGGCGTCGGGTTCTTAATGAACTACAGAGATACTCCGTCAATGGACAAATAGACACAGGTATCTTTGCTAACATGCCAGCAGAAACGTTTGCTGCATTGATCTCTATTCTTAAGAAGAAAGAATGGCAGGAGATGCGTAAGTGGATAGTGGAGAATGGTGACTTGACAATTGATGAGATATTTGCTAAACTCTATGATCAGATCTATGACTATGTGAAACCGTCAAGTCGTGGTTTGCTTGTTGTGATCATGGCAGATTATCAATACAAAGCAGCATTTGTTGTCAATCAAGAAATCAATCTAGCAGCAGCGCTGACTCAGATTATGATTGATGTTGAGTTCGTCTGATGCATACAAGTGTCTGGGAAAAATCAACTCAAACTAGAACGTGTAAGGGGTGTGATGTAACAATCACACCTGATACATATCACCTCCATGCGAAGTTTACAATCGACACAAAGGATCCAAACATTCATAGGTTGATCACTATGCGTCTTTGTCAGAAATGCATTTCTGAATTTGAAACCTATGCTAAAGCACCTGAGGAGATTGCTGATGAGTCCCTTTGATTTTATCAATGCCATTAACGGAAAGACAAAGCGAGATCTTATCCGTGAATCCGATAACCCATCACTCGCAGCAAAAGAATACAATTCATGGCAGATTAACCGTGGGTTTTCATTCTATATGGATTGTATTCTACATGCAAATGAGATGAATATGCGTTCATTTCTACCCAATGAAATGCAAAACGCTTATTACATAAATAATATCAGACCAGGTAAACGCTTTTCAAAATGGCACAAGAAAAGTGAAGATTCTAGTGATATGAAAGCGGTGATGGAATATTATAATGTTGGTCATCTTAAAGCACAGGAATATCTCAGTGTGCTCACAAAAGAACAACTCAACCTTATAAAAATAAAAATAATAAAAGGTGGGAATAGTAATGAGCTTCGATCTAAATCAACTGATAGAGGTGAGGTTATATAATTCAGAAGATTTCTTAAAAGTAAAAGAAACACTATCTAGAATCGGTATTGCGTCTAAGAAAGATAATACCTTATATCAATCCTGCCATATCCTGCACAAGCAGGGCAAATACTATATCGTCCACTTCAAGGAACTATTTTTACTTGATGGTAAAGAAGCAACACTTTCTGAAGGCGATCTTGGCAGACGCAATAGGATTGTAGCATTGCTAGATGAATGGGAACTAGTTGAAGTCATTGATTACAGCAGAGTAGAATCAAACATAATTCCTCTCAACCAAGTTAAGATCATACCATTCAAAGAAAAATCAAAATGGAATCTAGTCACTAAATATACAATTGGTAATAGGAATTAAGTTTTTATTATGATATCTCATATGGTCGTTGGTGGATGTTCTGTTGTTTGGGGCGATGAATTAAAAGATAGAAATTCTCGTTTTTTTAAACTAATCGCAGACAGATTTGACTGTGAGTTACATGATTGTTCTTTGTGTGCATTAAATAATGAAATGATATGCAGATATACAATAGATCTTGTAAACAATCTGTTACATGATAAAAATATTTCTTCTTCTGAGATACTAACATGTGTAAATTTTTCTTATGCAGAAAGACTTCCTTTTTTCAATATAAAGAAAAATACCATGACTAAATTATATAGAGGCATTTTAAAAAAAAGTTATTTTTGGTGTAAAGTAAACGAGTTTGAGTTTCTTTTTCCTGATGAAGTTGTTTTATATTATAATTCAATGCAATCTCCTATATATTTACAATACAACCTTATTAATTGGGTATACTTGCTTAAATTATTTTTAGATAGCAAAAATATAAAATATATTTTTTCATTTGTAGACGATAAAACCTATGAGTTATTAAAACAAGATCAAACATCTTTAAATGAAGATCAAAAAAATAATGAAAGTATCAGCGTTAGCAATAGTAAAGATAGTAGAATGCCTATTTTAAAGTATATTCAAAAAGATATAAACTATAATTTTATTTTTGAACAATTTATTGAAAAGATAATAACTGAAAATAAATATCCTCAAGGTCCACGTAAACATCCTTTAGAAAAAGCACATTTTGAATATAGCAAATTGCTAGGTGATTTCATACAGGAAAAGATATTCAATGATTAATAAAGTAAAATATTGGATTTTTTTGATCAAAATGAAAATTGTAGAATATAAAATGCGAAACAATGATAAGTATATTTACTAATGAAAATACTCGGCGTGAATACTTTAAGTCATGATTCTTCTATTTGTCTCATGGATCATAATGGTGAATACAAACATCTTATATGCGAAAACAGAAATTGCTTCCTTGATGAAGAGATCATTCGGGAAGCAATTTCATTTAAACCTGATGTAATTAGTTACTATGAAAACCCATGGGGTAAAAAACAGCGTCAACTGTTCAACGGTCAATGGATCAATGCGCTCACAGATGAACTTCCTACATCCTATTTCAAGACAATAGGATTAGGAGGTATTCCTGTCAAATACCAATTTCATCATGCAAGTCATGCAGCAACTGGGTTCTATACATCTGGGTTTGATTCTGCAGCAGTTCTTGTTATAGACGCTATTGGTGAATATACAACAACTTCTGTCTGGCATGGCAAAAACAATCAACTTAAGATATTATCATCACAGGATTATCCTAACAGTTTAGGATTATTTTATTCAGCGTTTACGCAATTACTTGGATTTAAACCCAATGCGGAAGAACATAAACTCTATGAATTAAGTTTAAAGGGATGTGATCATAAAATAGATCTATATTATAAAGTGAAGAAATATTTAAGAACAAATAATCATAGAGGAATTAGAGATTGGTACGAGATAATTAACGAAGAACAGAAAATCAATATTGCTTGTTATGTTCAAGAAATATTTGAAAAAGAAGTCGCTCGTTATTGTGAGTCAGCAAAAAAACTCTGCGGGTTCCCGTATGAAGAAAATCTTGTCATAATGGGAGGCTGTGCTGCTAACAAAAAAGCGGCAGAGCAAGCTCGCCGCTGGTTTAAGAATATTTACTCACACCCAAGGCCTGGTGATGTATCATCAAGCATTGGTGCTGCTATGTTGGTGAAAAATGTTACAATATAATTTTCTTTATCCTATTAGAGAAAAATTCAAAAATGTTACGCTTAATTGGTATCCTAGTGATTCAAAACAAACATATGAAGAAAATATAAAAAATCCTAAGTATAAAAATTTAATTCTTACAGAATATTTTAATTATGAGTTTAATAATTATGGATTTAGGTGTGATAATTTTACTGACCATAGTAAACACAAATATAGAATATTGTTTCTAGGTTGTAGTCACACTGAAGGTATTGGGTTGCCTGTAGAACAAACATGGGCATATAAACTTCTACAAAAAATAAATAATGAATTAGGAGAAAATATACCTTATTGGACTATTGCACTAGGAGCTGCTGGATTAGATCAACAAAATAGAGCATTATATCAATTAAATGATATGTTAAGGCCTAATATAATAATTGCTTTATTTCCTGCAGCTTTTAGACGTGAAGTCTACAACGGATATTATTATAAAGAAAATCTTCCAGAACGTTTAAAAATAAAAAAATATGAAGATGTTTTTTTTGATGATAAGTTAGTATTATATCAACTAGGAAAAAATCTTTCTTTTTTAAAATTATTATCAAATAAATATAACACAAAAATTATAGGAAATGCAACAGGGTCTTGCAGAAAAATTTATTATAAAGAATATGCTGATCAGTTTGATTTTTATACGTATCAAGCAGATTTTTACGCTAATATAGTAGACAAGGCAAGAGATATGCTCCATGCAGGAAAAAAATCAAATACACAGTTTGCTTTAAAACTTTACGATGAGATTTTTCCCATCGTAAAACAAATTTTGCACAATCAATAACCCTGGCAAACTCTCTGTTCACCTAGATACTGTTGGGTGTATCTATCGAACACTGGTTCGACCCAGCATCTGCGATGGCGTGGTTGCTCAACATACATAGGAGGAGGTGCTGCATATGAAGGTTGACTCAAACCATACAACACTCCGCCGAGGACTAAACCTCCGACTAAAGGTGCAACCCATCCGTTGCCTGAACGCTGATGATTATGATGACCGCCGCCATGATGTCCACCGCCATGATGTCTGCCGCCACCGTGATGGCGATTCTGTGCTTCTGCAGAACAAGCACCGAAAACAACAATCGCTGCAGCAAGACCTATAATTACTTTACGCATGACTTTTTGCCTTTACGTGAATAAGACCCTTTGCCCTTTTTAGCAAGGACAATGCGCTGGCGGTATTTTGAATCTGCTAACGCCTTAGCAGTAACTGAACGCTGTTTCATTTCCTTATCTCCGATCATATACTAAGTATAAGATCATTTAATAAAATTGTCAACCAGTAAATTTAGACATCTTGCCTTGATGTCCAACGTGGTAGGCATGGAAACGAACATGCGGATATTCTTTTTTCAATCCTAAGAAAGCGTGTAGATTCTCATGAGAATCATCATACATCCTAACATGAGTATATGGATGCTTTGCAAGATGTTGTCTGATGAAAGTAAGTTTCTTGTGTGCTGGTGATCCTTCACCTGGCACATTACCTGCTCTATGCACATGAATCTTATCAATATGATGGATCCCGTGTGACTTCAGAGTATGTAGAAACTTATCTTTATTATCAAAGTCAGATCTTGCAGTATTGATTATTGTTCTGTTCTTTGAATTCTTCCTGACAGTCGCATGAGCAGCATTGATTGTTCTGATCATGCTATGTATAGGACGAGATGTCTTATGAAATACATCCGCTGATTTAAACTCTCTGTAGTCATAATGATGACCAGATGCGAGTTTATGCGTATTGTAGTCAGAAGCAGAAAGTTTCTTTACAGTATTCCCATGCTGATCTTTCACATGAACTTTAGCAGTCGAATGGACTAGCGTATCGTCAATGTCGAAGACGTGTAGGGTAGAAGTTTTTTCTTCTAGATACTGTCTGAATGGTAGCATATTGGTTCCTTTTTGTTATTTATCATGTTGTTAATATAGCACAATTTTTTTAAGAAATCAACCGTTTTTTTCGCTTGACATTATTATTAAAAGATCTTATATTTAATTATAGGATGAATTAAAGGAGATACAAATGGATAATATCTCAGACGAAAAACTCCAGCAGATTGAAACTGAGTGGAGAATCTATCGGTCCAACAACTGGATTGCAAAGCACAAAGCGACTGGCAAAGTCCTCAAAGCAGGAACTTATCACTCTTTGGTCGAGCATTGTCTTGCGTGGGAACGGATTACAAAACGTTTCTGCAATGGTCAAATTATTCTTTAAAATAATGGTTGACACTTTTATTAAATTATCTTATATTCAATTATAGGATGAATTAAAGGAGATACAAATGCAAAAGTTTACTTTCGTCATTGGGACCTACGAAAACGGTTCGCTTCAATGCATTGAAACTTTCCGTGCTATCAACCCAGAAGCAGCAACGGACCTTGCCCGGACATGCTTCTTGATGCTCGATCCAAGCGAAGTTCATAAGTTTGACTTCAAGATTCTCCGCACAGATTACGCTTCTAACTAAGAGGAAATGACTATGAAGAAGATCAAAATTACTGCTGAGGACGTCCGTCCAGGTTCTATCCTTATTCTTTCGAAGTGCAAACAACTTGGCACTAAGTATGGTCGAGTAAGTCGTGTCTATCGCAACAAATACAATGAAGGCCGTGGCAAGTACAAAAACGACTATTATGAAGGCTGCGAAGTTAGAACTTTCCGCACAAAAGAAGATCTCCGTGGTGCTGGCGGACGGGATTGGAGCTTCGTTCACTTCAAGCAAATTCTTGGTGTCGAATCTTTTTAAAATAATGGTTGACACTTTTATTAAAATAATCTATTATCAAATAATCAACAACACACATACAAAAGGATTAATACAATGGCACATGAAGTAGAAACAATGGCATTCGCCGGCGATACGCCTTGGCATGGTCTAGGCGTTCCAGTTCACAATGACTTGACTCCTGATCAGATGTTGGTCAAAGCAGGTCTTGACTGGACAGTCGACAAGATGCCCTCTTTCGTCAATATCAATGGCGAGCAAATCGTAACTGGTCAACAGGCACTGGTTCGCTCGTCAGATAATTCTATCCTGTCTATGGTTTCTGATGACTGGAAACCTTGTCAGAATCACCAAGCATTTGAGTTCTTCAATGACTTTGTGATGGAAGGTGACATGGAAATGCACACTGCTGGTTCGCTCAAGCAGGGCAAAAATGTTTGGGCTCTCGCAAAGGTGAAAGATTCCTTCGAGATTTTAGGAGGCGACAAAATTGATTCTTACCTTCTCTTCTCTAATCCTCATGAGTATGGTCGTTGCATTGATATTCGCTTTACCCCTATCCGTGTTGTTTGCAATAACACTCTTACCCTTTCTCTTGCGGGTAAGTCTGATCTTATGGTTCGCCTCAATCATCGTTCTGCTTTCAATCCCGAACTAGTAAAGCAGACCCTTGGTGTTGCTTCTAAGAAACTCGGCACCTACAAGGATATGGCAGAGTTCTTGGCATCCAAGACATACACAACAGAATCAGTCGTTGAGTATCTCAAGGAAGTGTTTCCTTCTTTGACCAAGAAAGACAACTCAATCATGTCTCGTCCTGCGACTCAGGCCTTCGAGGTTCTCGAAACTCAACCTGGTGCAGAATTTGGTAAGAATTCTTTCTGGCAGGCATTCAATGCGACTACCTATGTTGTCGACCACGTGCTCGGTCACTCACAGGAAACTCGTTTGCAGAGCGCTTGGTATGGCGACAATCGCAAGCGTAAGTTGGTTGCTTTGGAAAAAGCAGTAGAATTTGCGGAGGCAGCATGATTAAGAACGCTCGACTAATTGAAGAGAACAATGTGCTGAGGTATCAGTATGGGGCGATGCACAAAGAGACTGTCAGGTGCAAGGAGCAGATTGAACAGTTGCGGGAAGCGTTGCACCGTATCAGCCTTGGTTCTCAAAATAGCGGAACAACCAAAGAAGATTTAGGTGCAGAAGCCCGTCAATCACTGAAGGAGGATAAGTGATGAAAGTATATATAGATGATTACAATGTGATTGGTGATGATGGTGAAATTCCTAGCGGTCTTGGTGACAGTCCTAACTTGATAGATGCAAAGTTGCTAGAAAACTATGCCTGGGAAGAATGGGGATGGACAGAGAAACCGCAGATAGTCGATATACGGGTTGATGAGTATCTAGAATTCCGTGATGCAGTTGACACCATCCATAAGATCCTGAAGAAAGCATATGATCAGATCGAGGAGAGTGAGTGATGAGCTACTACCAACCTGACTGCTGGGTCGTGCTGAAGTTGCCAGAGTGCTACAAGGTCCTCGCTGGGTGGTCTGGAGGGTATCTAGGCGGCAGCGCATGGCGCCTGAATAGAGGGATCACTCGAGTCGAGAAGAAACTTGATTGGAAAGATGAAGAATACTTTGTGTTCTATGGACACACAGGATCAGAGTACTGGTGTCATCCCGAGACGTATAGGCTGAAGATGCCGATGGCTGGGATATATAATTATTTAAAAGAAGAGCATCAGGATCATGCGTTGTTGATGCCTGAGGATACTGACTGGATGAATATGGAGTGGGGGATCAAATGATAGAGATTGAGCCAATTCGATTGCAGCCTATACATGGTATATACATGGGTTTCTGGTGGATCTTCTGTATTGTTTTAATTCTACTGTTAGGAAAATTTGGTGGAGATAAGTAAATGAGTGATGGTTTTGTACTTTATCTTCAGATAATTGGATTAATTGCAATCGTGGCGTTTGGTATGGCTAGTTTAATTTTTTATGGAGTGCTATGATGAGTGGGATAGACATTAAAGGTCTGGCCATAGACCTCGGACATCTCGACACCGCCACCGTCTGCAAGGTGGTCGAGGAGATGGGCAGACTTCCTCCTGCGGTTAAACCGAGGGTAAACATCGGTAGGGCAGCTACAGGACCTGTGTATCGTCCAGGACAGAAAGCAGCAGCCATAGATGACATTACACACACCAGGGATTTTTAATGGGAAAGATAATTCTGCTTCATGAGATATATGAAGTTCGCAAGAGAAAAGAAGAAGAGCTGGTTTTCTATCATGAGCAACTTGAACAGTTAAAGCAAAAGATGTTCTTCGTCCAGAAGGATATTGATATAACAAACCTTTGTATCGATATCATTGAGAATGAAAAAGTCATTAATATAAAAGAATTAATAGAGAAAAGAAAATGAGTATACAGGTAAATCAACGGGAACGGAGTAGACGATATGAATAATCCATGGACTAGTACTGAGACTAATTCTTATGCGGAGTATGATGCGGGGCTCAGAGCGTATCTGCTCTCCGTGTTTAACTATATGACAATGGCACTAGGCATTAGCGGGATGATTGCCTATGGTGTGGGAATCAGCCCTGAGATCATGGCTGC